ATAAATGCTCCTTAGGTTATGTTCTGATAGTAGATGATTTGTGTTGCTTAGTTGTGGATTACGAAGTCTGGGCTTGGATAGCGCAATCAAGGTCGTAGCACGGATACAACGCGCCACCGATCTCTAGGCTTGACGGACGGCCACCCATCACGATGATCTTGGAGCCAAGCACGGTTGCAACGATGCTAAGAATTTGACGCAGTACCGGCAGACCTGCTGGGCCTGAACCGATCACTTTGACTGGGAACTCAAGGCGTACCACGTTGCCGTTGCCTGCAATAGTCGTGAAGTTTGGCGCATCCAAATAAACCGAGTTGGCGACAAGTTTGGTCGCATCATTTATTACACGGAGTCCAGTTACCGCGGTCAGCGTTGCTGTCACGTCATCAATCGCTTCGTTAAACAGGTCGGTGTACGACATCAGGCAACCGCTGGACGAGGGATGCCAAGCAGCTGCTTGACTATCGGGGTCAAGCTTTGCTGTGGTGCCGAACCCATGCCGTCAAACGTGGCGTAGGTTGCCTCTATTGACCCTCTGGAGCGCCATAGAGCGGCGCAATACATCAGGGTGCCCAATGTTGCGTCACCGCCTGGTGAGGTCGTTAGGGAGTCGATATAGCCCGATTCCTGACGCCTGCGGAAACAGAACTGATTACCAGCTGACACAGATTGCGTGAGCAACGTGTAGTCGTCCGATGGGTTGGTGATCGTGATGCCGAGATAAGACATGACTTGCGCGGCTGTTACCCAGGTGCACACAGGGTCATACGAAACGGTGCCAGACGCGGCGGTGCGATCAACATCGCTTGCAGTCTTTGCATAAAGCACCTGATCAGCGATCGGCACTTGATAGTCATACAGCAAGTCGCCTTCTGTATCAATGCCAATGTACAAATACTGTGGCAATGCGCGCACCGTGTAGGTGCCGTTGAATGTGGCGTCAACGCTTGCGACCGTAATTGACTGGCCGACTGCAATCTCGCTGGGGGTCAGGAGTTGCAGTACGGCGTAGTTGTCAATTAGGTACTTGTTAGTGACCGAATAGGTGGCCATTACTAGGGCCTACCTTTCGATTATGGACTGACGATGATGGACTTAACTTGGTCTGCGTCTGCAATGAACGTAGATACGTACCCTGCGTACGAGAAATTGCGTCCCAAAGTAGAAGGCAACTCAACGCTCATCAATCCACGGACTTGTTCGTAAAACTCGATAGCGGTTCCACGGGCAACAACCATTGTGTTTGTTGCAAAATTGTTGTCTGCAACAAGGTTGAGGCCGAACGGGTTAAACGTGTTCCTTTCGGTAATGTTTGCGGTTCCGGGTGCATTGACGCCCATGAGTCCTGCTGCTGCGGTGTATGGAAACACGCTTCGCTTGTCTCCGTCCAACTGCTGTCCGAGCAATTTCCATACGTTCGGGCTGACGAAAATATGATCTGGCAAGAAGTTTGTTGCGATCAGAATGTCGGTTGCTGCGTCGTATAGTGCGGCAAACAATGTGGATGGATCGGTGCTGTTAAATGTCCATGTTGAGCCTGATGCCGATGCGCCAGCTGTAATTGCGTCTGCAGCAACGTTGTCTGATGCGATCAAGTATTCGCCGATCAAGTCGTTAAGAATGATCTGCAACGACGCTGGATCCGTAAAGTCAACGTCCTGCACGGAAAGAGTTACTTGGCCTGCAAGTGTTGTCTTTGTAACCGTGTTGGACGCAATGACCATGGTTGTTGCGGATGTTGCGGCAAGTTCGCTTGACTGTGTAGCAACGCTTGTGTGCGTGGTGATCGTAGGACGAATAAACGTCTTTGATGCTCCGCCGTTTGGCATTGCGCGTGCGCCGATTGCGTTAACAACTGGACGGATGAAGTTGAGGTCTTGAAAGACTGGGCCGAGAACTGGTACTGGCAAAAGACCAGGTGTATCAGTTGTAAGCACGTCGCCTGCAGCTGCTTGAAGTGCTGTTTGCTTTGAGATTGCGAACTCGCGTGCGGCTGCTGCCACGTTGCGGAAAGTTTCTCCGCCAATGTGCATTGCTGCAAGGTATTCGCCTGGTGTTGGCAAATCAAACTTGCGCTTTGCTTGTGCGAAAATTGGTGCAGTAGGGATGGTTGCCTCGACTGCGGTTTCGGTTGCTTCTGACATTTCTGGTTTCTCCTCTACTGGGGTTACTTCTTCATTTAACACTACTTCAGGTTCTTCTTGGTGGATACTTGCAGCGACCTTGGTGATGTTTGCGGCATCGCCGAATGCGCCGATCGGAACTAAGGATAATTCCATCCAGTCGGCTGACTCAATGATCATTGTGCCTTCTTCGTCATACGAGAATTTGGTTGGGTTTACGCCGACCGATACTTGGTCAATGGTGCCGTCTAAGGCCATAACCAAAGCGTCATTTCCAAGGGTCGTTGCGCTGATCTTGGCGCTGAACATCATGCCTTCTTCGGTATCCACGCGCTCGGTGACAACGCCTACTGGCTGGCTGGCATCGTGATACATAAACAGGCGCGGTGCTTTGCCTTCAACTGGCAATGAGCCTGGACGGAAGATCACAGCTGTGCCATCCGAAACTGTTGCCGGCACGTTGTACGGAACAGCGGTTCCAGAAATTGTGCGTTTTGGTGCATCGCCGATCGCGGCGTCAACCGTAAAATCTCCTGCAATTAACTTGATCATCGTGCTAACTCCTCTTGGGTGTTTTCTCTAACAATAGTTTCATCGCTCATTACATCGGCGGCATAGTTTTCTTCTAGGTATTCTTTAGAATCAAACTCAACATAGGTTCCTCGCGGTAGCACGTTGTCCATAGACAGCGCACCAGCAATTGCATCTGCATACAACTTGACGCCAAACAAATACAAGTCGGCGCGCGCCTGTTGGCTTGATTGGTACGAGTAAGCGCCAGTAGCAACGCCCACCAAATACGGCGGAACATTTGCCAAACGCGACATTTCGAGCGCCTGATATTGCGATGCCTCAATCAATAGCATCTTGTCAGGCGTGCTGTTTGTTTCCGTGTATGTTAAATACTCGTTAAGCGCGGCCGTCTGATTAGTTGATCGCGCTGCATTGAATGCGCTTGCCAAATCCGCTAACTCTTGCGCGCTAAGCGGTTCGCCACCTGTTTGCTTAAGTACGCCAGCAGGGATGCTTGACGATGCGTTACGGTTGCGCGCTCCTTCAAGTTTTAGCGCGGTTTCTATAGCGCCAGGTGCCGAGTAGATCATGCCTTGTGCGGGTGATAGGAATTGCACAAGGTTTACAGGGTCAAGCATTCCGCCTTGGAAGTAAACCTCTTTTGATGGTGCAAACCAAACAGGGCCAGCCATGTCTTGTGTGGTAATTGAGCCGGCTGGTAGTCGAGTGAATGATGCTGGGTAGCCGTCGGCGGTGCGCGATGTGATGTACCAGAACGCGCGACCAAACATCATTAGGTCGTCAAGTGTCCAAGACATAATAAATTGAAATGGCACGCTTGGGTCTGGTCGGCGTAGCCATGAGCGCGGTGCAATGGTAACTTTTTCCATTTCATCGCCGTTCCACATTTCGTTATACATTTTTAACGGCATACAGCCAATTACTGATGCCATGAGATCGCGTGCGCGGTTGATCGTTGGCACGCTAATTGCTTTGTTGCGTGCTTCGCCTTCTTGGTACGTGTAGTACTGGCCGATCATGTTCACGCCTGATTGGTTCGGCATATAACCGCCAGCAACGGCAGCTGCCACGCTAGGCGCTGGGCTTATTGCTGCTTTACGGGTTTTATTAAAGATCGCCATGTTCCTACTTTGTCATATAAGTGGCAACCGCGCATGACTTATCCGATTCCGACAAAAGGCAAGGTGCGCGGTCGCCGCGTTTATCTTAGTTATTTACCGCGACAAGCATGGGTTTTCCGCTGTTGACTGGACGGGCACACATGCCAATTCCCCAGACCATTGTGCGCGCTAACTCAATCGGGCCAGGTGATCGCTTGCTTGAGAGCACGATGGTGTTGTCGGTGCGAACAGCAACGGCGCGCTGGACATGTTCGGCAAGCAGTTTTTCTCCTGTGTGTAACAGTCGCGCTTCGGCGATCATGTTTTTGGCTAGCGGTGTAAACCGTCCAAGTTCGGCGTAACCGACCACGACCCTGCGGCGCTCAATGTTTGGTGGGCAGGTTGCGTCCACGGTCGGCGACAGGGCAAACCTAATCGTCGGGTCTTTAGCAAGTTCCTGCACGTTTTCCCACAGCTCTGTAATTGATTCGGCAATAAATGCCACGGTGACAAGCACCCGACCGTCTGACAAGTTCACGCATCTGGTCGCGCTGTATCGGGAGTCATCCAGCGAAGACTCAATCGCCACGACCCCACCGCTAGGGATATCCCCTGTGTATTCCAACGACGGCCAACGCCCTGGCTCAATCCATCCGCGCACAACACTTACCCAAAGGTTTAGGGATGCGCGCAAGAACGATGCCCGATCAGGGTTTGTTGA